TTGGTGCTATCACAGGTACTTCACCTATCAAACTGGAGAACCTGATTCGAGGCTACACCGGTACGATGGGCATCGCCTTCACGCAAGCAATCAATGCGGCCAGCCCCGGCAATGGCGTTCCTGAACCAACCAAGAAGTTGTCAGAGATGCCGGTCATTGGCGCTGCGTTCCAACCAGAAGATGCTGGCGGCGTGGTGAGCGATATGTACGATCACATGGCTCGCGCCCGTGAAGTGCAGAAGACCTACAACCAGTTGGTCAAAGAGGGCAACGGTGCGGAAGCGCGTCAGTACTTGCAAGAAAACGTCAACATGCTTGCCACTAAAACAATGACGGGCAACTTGCAAGAGACGATGGGCAAACTTAAAAAAGCAGAGATGGCGATCAAAGCGTCTAGCTTGACGCCTGATGAGAAACGCTCGCGCTTGGATGAAATTCAAAAAATGCGCATTCAAATCGCTTCTAATGTCCGTGGGGTCTACGAAAAAACCACACCCCGATGAGGCCGTCACGGATGCCGGGCATAGCCCGAGCATCCAGCATTCTGTGAGAGATTGCGGCTCTCAAACCTTCTTCGCGCACGGCATCGGTGTCAAGGCAAGGGATGAAGAATCCCTGCCCCTTTTCAGTCTTCTCCCAAGGATAGTGTATTTTTAATTTCATCATCCATGTCCGATATACGACGACTGATCTTCAACGCTGACACTCGCATTTGAGGGCCTTTGGTTCTAGACGTCATGTCCTTCTTGGGCATGTGCGAGACGCTGAATTGTTGTGCCAATTGTCGCTTGAAATCGGCGTAACCGAAAGACATTGATGAACAGTACGCCTTGAGCAGTTGCTCTTCGATGTAGTAGTCAATGTGGTCGGTGGTCATCCCATGCTCAACACGGCCCATAATTTTGTTGCGAGTAAGTGACTGGTCAACCATCCCGCCGTGCCCAAGCTCTGCCAAAATCTTGCCGCCTTCAACGTGCTTGATGACGATAAAGCTGCCGTAGTTGTCGCGTGTATATGAGTTGAGTACATCCTCAGCCGACCTCGCGCTTGAGCGCACGTTCGAGCGTGCCGCAACAATCGTTTTCTTGATAACACCAATAATCTCTTTCATGGGGAAGTTGATGATGCCTGTGTGCTTGGAGCCAAAGATTGACCCAATAGCAATGATGGTGGCGATGCCAGCCATCCAGAAGCGCTCATCGTTTGTAGCGCCGAACTCGGTGTACGCATAGCGCACGGACTCGGGCACAAGTTTTTGCAAAAGCTCAACATTATCCACGAAGTACTGCACCAGACGCTCACCTACGTAGCCATAATTTTGTTGCAGCGACTTGATGGTGTCGATCTCGTGTGGCTCCCACGACAACTCATCGGACATGATGAACTCGATCAAACGGCGCAACTCACCTTCGGATGAGTGCATACGACCACCTGTGAGGCTGTCAATGGCATGGGTGTTTGACGACATGATCGCGTTGGTCATCCACGTAGACAAGTTGATGCGCTCTTTGTTGGAGCCGGACTCCATGCGCTCCTTGCCACGGCCTTCGGTCATGTCCAACAAGAACTCTGGGAACCACTCGAAGTTGTTGCGGTTCTTGCTCGTCACCTCATCTGTGATGAGTGGGAAGCTGTTGAGCAAGCCAAGGCGTTGTTGCATGGCCACAGGTGAAGTGCCCTTGCCTGTGCGGTAGTGCGTTGGGTGTCCCCAAACAGAGGCCGCAGCTTCGAGCGCCAGCGTCTTGCCCGTGCCCGACTCGGTTGAGCCGCAGTGGAACGTGATGCCGTAGATACCGGTGAACTTCATGAGCGGTGCGCCAGCACCGGCAAGCAGCACGGCCAAGTGTGTGTACATGCGCTTGTTGATGAGCAACTGCACGAAGTCAACCCAGCCAGCCAAAGAGCCAGTAGGTTTGGTGTTGGCCACAATGTTTTCCAAGCCGGGCATGGGCACGGTGACGGGCGGTGTGTTTTTGGAGAAAATCTTGCCGGCATAGACGATGGTGTTGTCTTCTTGCCAGCCGTAGTTTGATGGTACTTTCACAGCAACTTTTCCTGTACTAGCGGCTTCGACACAAGCGCGGACGTAATCCCACAAGTTCTTGTCGTTGCCAGAGCCAAATGAGGCGATGATGTTTTGGGATGCCAAGCATTTAACCGTTTCGTCTTTGCTGACAATGGCCTTTTGCGGCATGGTGATGTTGACGGCTCCGTTGGGGCGCAGCGCCAGCATGTGGATAGTGTGGTCGGGGCCTTGATGCAGGATATCCACCACGAATAAATCGTAGGGCAAGAGCATCATTGGCTTTTTGACCATCACGCCCTCAGCGTCTTCCATTTCTTTCTCAAGAAAAATACCGCCACGTTGACCGTAGCCGTAGCCGCGAGGCGGTGTGGGGCGCAGAATCTTGACCACTTCAACAGGCGCTTGCGTGTCTTCTTGTGGCAACTCAACTTCGATTTCTTTTTCGCCCGTCTCGACTTTGGTTTCGCGTCCAAGCGCCAATGGGTTTGTAATCTTGCCAAAGAACTGACACCCGTTACAAACGCCCGGATTCTCGCTGTCGAATTTTGTGCAAGGGTATGGGCCTTTGATCTCGCCCAGCTTCTGGTGCATCCGCGTGGTGTCGTATGGGTGCTGTTGCGTCAACCACAGTGCGGCCTTGGCTCCATCCGAGCAGGGCTTGGCGATGCTCAACCACGCACGCCACAACGGCTCCATTCCTTCTTCGGTGGCGTTCTCCACGAAGTGCGACAACTGCAAGCACCCCTTGCCGTCCATAGTCTTGCGCAGAATGTTCTTGAAGCGCGTCTCGCTGTTCTCAAACAACTTGACTGCCGTGGCCGTGGGTGGGTTCTTGGCAAAGTCTGGGCGCATACCCAAGCCCTCGCCTGCTGGGGCGATGCTGTCTTCTTCGAGCAACTCGCGGATGCTGTCACGCAGCACCTTGAAATTGAACACGCTGCCTTCGGCCAGTACCGACACAAGGCGCGGCTCTGGATATTTTTCTTTAAAGTTGAATGTCTCGGGGATGCGCAGCACTCGGGCAGAGTCTGCGGTCACGGTCATGTCGATGTTGAGTTTCTTTTGCTTGCACAGCTTCTTGAAGTTCTCCGCCATTGGCTTCCAAACGTCAATGCTCACCGCTTCTTCAAACGGCCAATAGCAATGCAGCCCACCGCCGGAGCCGACCATCCAAGGCATACCTAGTTCACCAAGGCCAGTCTCTTGCAAGAATGCGTGCAGCGCAATCGCCGCTTGTTTCTTGCTGGCGTAGCCGTCCATGTCGATGAACAACGCTTTGATGAAGCGTGCATTTGCTGCTTGGCGCTTGCCCGAAACTTCAAACGTAGACAGCGCGAAGAAGACGTTCTTCTTGGCCGCAACCCAATCGTCTACTTGGGGATAAAAATCTTGAGTGGCTTGAACATAGATGTGCTCCTTTTTTGTTGTACTAAGCTCTGCCGCGCAATAGAACCCATGTCCCGGGGTCGGCAAAACCACCGCTAGAAAGTCAAGCGGACTCATAGAAATCCTCGGGAATTGTTAGATGAACAGGTCTTTTTGTGCAGGGTCTTTTGCTGGAAACGCATCCAAGGGCGCGAGGGCAATGAAGCGGCGCAACAATTCACGCTGCCACACCACGGACATGCCGTATTCAGAATCCATAGCAATCGCAGACAAACGAATCAACTCGCTGTTGCTCAAGTTTCGAGGTTGTAAATCTTGCATATTTTTCTCCACGCTTCGTCAGCGGTTTTTGTTTCTTTGAGAATCTTCAACAGTAGTTCAGCGCGTTGTTCGTAGGCAGGGAAAATGTCGCCACCCTTGAACCAGTTGTAAGCTGTTTGACGTGAAACGCCCAGCGCTTTAGATACGCGCACTACGGAGAAGTCGCGGTGGATAGCCCAACGGCCAAGCTGGTTGCCCAGCGTCTTTGGCGCGTCTGCTATTTCGTCGATTGTTTTTTGAGAGTAGGGCATTTTTGTGGGTGGAGGGTACTCGCAGCGCTTTCCCCTCGAACTCCTTATTTCTTGTTATTCCCCAAGTGGGAAGGGTGAAACGATGATGCGTGGTTCGAGGTAAACCACTGTTGCTTTTTTGGTTTTGGGGTCAACGCATTGAACCCAAGTACCGTCTGCGCTGGCGGGGCTATACAGACCGTTTGGATCGGCTTGTGGCAAGGTGACGTTGCCGTGGTCGGGTGTTTCGCTCATGCGTGCCACTCGTTGCGGGTTGGTGTACTGGGTGGCATAGGGCAAGCCAAAGCCAACAGAATCACACACTTTGTGCATCTTGCCGTTCATGTCCATAATGTATGTGGTGGTGGCCACATTGCGGTCACGCAGCTCCAAGATGTCTTTCATCATGCGCTTCTCTGCGAAGTTGGTGATGGCCGGCATTCCCACAGTTTCAACTGCACGAAGACTCATTTCTTCTTGCTTGGCTTTTTCAATTTGCGTTGAGGTTGGCTTAATTTGGTCGCAAGCCGTCAGGCTAATGATCAGGCAGGCAATTGCAAGGCGGGTGTAGTTCATTTTCCGCTCCTCAAGTCGTTGTAAAAGTTGCGCAGGTTGGCTGGCATACGGTCTTCGGGATACACCGAGAAGCGGTGCAACACGATGGCACGCAAAGCGTCTTTGTGTTCAGCGTCAGCATTGATGTACTGCAACTGGAGGTCTTCCAAGTCACGCACCATGCCGTCGTTGTACTGCTCAGACTCTTTGAACACCTTGTTGTCCAAGGCACGATACTTCGGTGCAAAGTAGCTGGACATTTCGTACCCTAAGAACGATAGCCCGACTATCAAGGCAAGCGCAGCAATGATTGCAGCAGGGATTCCTAAAAGCTCTTTCATGTTTGTTTCCTAGTTGGTTTGAGGTGAGGGCTTGCGCCCCCACGGTTCAGTTAGTCTTCATCGTCCCAGTTCGCAACCACTGAGGCCAAGTCTTTTTTGGCAGGCACAGCGTTGGTCTTGGCGGCTTTCTCGCGCACGACTGGAGTAGCTTCCTCTTCTTCCTCCTCTTCGGGCGCTGGCGCAGGGGCGGCTTTGGGTTTGGCTGCGGCCTTGGCTTTTGCTTTGGGTGGAGGTGGTGGGGCTTCGCCTTCTTCCTCTTCGGGTTCAGGCTCAGGTGCAGGAGCAACTTTGGCCTTGGCTTTAGGAGGTGTGCCAGCCAACGAGTCGGCAGGTTTGGCTTTGTCCATAGCGCCAGCGGTTTGCACCACGGCTTGGGCAGCATCGGGATGCTCGCCTTGTTTGGTGGCGGTCTCGAACTCGTCTTCGGTCAACCAGCGCATTGCTTTGAAGAACAGCTTGGGGCTTTCGGCCTTGGTGTCAAACTTCATGCGTGTGATAACCATGCTGGGGTCAACGGACTGTGCCACCAACCAACGAGCGTAGGCTTGCAGAGGGCGGTTCTCGCCTTCTTCTTTACCAAACAAAGACTTCGCAGGCACGGTCAACTGGAGCACGTCACCTTCAATGTCGTTAGCCATCACCACAGCCAAGCGTTGTTGGAAGCGGCAAGCGCGGCTTTCGCCTTCGCCAGAACCAGAGATGTTCTGTGGGCAACCTTCGCAAGTCTTGGCTTGAGGTTCTTTGATAGAAGCGTCAGGCGTGTCGCCATCGTTTGACCAGCAGTCAGGAGCCGCCGCAGTGTCGCCATCGTACTTGGCCATGTAGAAAGTGCGGGAGACTTTCGGCGCAGCTTTGACGATCACCACATCCAGATAGCGTTCTTCGATGTTGGCAACTTCTTTGCCGCCGGAGATCAAACGAAACACGCCACCTTTGATGCTGATGCGCTTGCCGGTGCTGCCGCCGCCCATCAAGGCTTTGGCGGTGTCAGAGAGTTCACCTTTCTTGGCGAATGAGGGCAGTTGGCCGGGGTTAAAGAGAGCTACATTGCTCATGGGATTTTCCTTACTTGGTTGGTTTACGGACGGAAATGCTGTACTCGGAATTCGAGTTCAAGCCGGGGGGCACAACGCCGGGGTTCTCTTCCAAGAACTGCTTCATGTTGCCCTGTGCAATTCGCTTCTCGAACAAGTCAAGAGCATCGTGCTGAATCACAAAGGATTTGAACGAGTCCCAGTCACTGGTCGAGTAGCGTGTGGATACGCCAAGAACAACGGTTCCGGCATCGGTGCGAACGGATGTGACGCCAAGCGCTTTCATCTGGTCTTTCATAGCGTTCTTCAAAACTTCTTGTTGCTCCTTGAGCGCTTCGACTTTGTTGTCGTACTCTTGGGTCAGCAGGTCGATCTCGGAACGGATGCGGCGATACACCTTCGCCATTTTGTCTAGAGGCACTACCTCTGCGGGTGCGTCTTGCGCAGTTTCTTCACTCATCACTTTCTCCTAGTTGATGCCGTCTTTGCGGCTGAAATGTTTGTCAAGGGTTAGACAGTGTACATGGTTTTCAAATGCTTGCAACTCCTTTCAAGATTTAATTTCTGTGTCGAACATTTGGGTTAAAAGTGAATGGTCACTAACCTTTCCTTCTAATGCTTTAAACATCTTTTTCTCGATTGGGCTACCCGAGATGTGGATGACTGTCACCTTGGCGGCTGTCTGTCCTTTGCGGTCAGCGCGTGCGCAGCACTGCACGTATTGCTCCACGCTCATCAAGGGGCCAAAAAACACCACAGTGTCGGCAGCAGTCAACGTAATCCCATGCGCTGTGGCTTGGGGCTGCATCACCAACACGCGAGGTTGTGGTTCATTTTGAAAGCGCCTGATGATGTCGGCACGTTTGGTGGCTGGCACATCGCCCTGAATGATCTCGTTGGCGATGCCGTGCTTGGTGAGGTGGCGGTTGATGGTGTCGATGCTGGAGCGAAACAGCGCGAAGATGATGACCTTGCGATCGGTCTCTTCCAAGATTTCTTCTAGTACCGACAGGCGGGGCGAGGCGTCGAATTCCGCCACTTCACCTTCGTCCGTGTAGGCTGCGCCACAACTGATCTGCAACAGCTTGCTCACGCCAGCGGCAGCGTTAACCGCGCTGATTGTTTCGCCTGCGGCCTGCACCAACATCCGCTCTTTGAGCATGTTGTAGTATTTGTTCTGTTGCGCTGTCATCGGCACTTCGCGGGTCATCGTCACCACGGGCGGCAAGTCCAAGCATTGTTCTTTGGTGAACCTGATCGCGGGTTGCAACGCTTCATGCACAAGATCGTGCGCGTTGGCTTTTGGTGCCCACTTAAACATTGTCACCTTGTGCATTACCTTGTCGCGCCACGCAGTGAAGAACGCTGGCACACCTTTGGGGTTGACTAGCTTGGCCAAGCCATAAGCATCAGCGGGGGACTGCGAAGCAGGCGTGCCTGTCATCATCCACAAGTGCGTGTTGGGCGCAATGATTGAGTTCAGTGACTTCCAGCGTTTGGTTGTGGCCGTCTTGTACGCATTGGCCTCATCCACAATCACGAGATCAAATTTGCCGTTGGCTTTGACTTCATCAGCAATCAGGTTCAAGCCTTCGTAGTTGACGATCACAAACTCATAGCTGTGCTGAATCATCTCGATGCGCGTTGCTGCCTTGGGGTGGTGGGCAATGATGGCGCTGCGGTGAATGATGCTGTTGTTTAAGTCCTGCATCCACGCGGCTTGCATGATCGACAGAGGACACAGAATCAAACAGCGGCGCACCTCTCCACGTTGCATCAAGTAATCCGCAGCCCACAGTGCCGAGAGCGTCTTGCCTGTGCCGGGTTCGCTGAACACAAAAGCGCGGCGGTTGAGCGTCAAGAAAGATGCTGTCTCCACTTGGTGCGCCATAGGTTTGAATCTGCCCGGCCACGCATAGCGCTTAGTAATAGGCGAAGGTACATCTTTGACGCCTATATTTTTCAGTACCCGCGCTTCATCTAATCCCCAAAACACAGCGACAGACGCAGAGCCATCAGCGTGTGTTTCAACGACTTGGCTTCTAGGAATGATGCTGTATTTTTCTGGCTGTCTGGTTCTGATGAGAAGTGCTTTGTTGTCAATGATTTCCATCGCTTGTCCTAGTTTTATTCTTCAGGGTCGAATGCAGGCGTTCCCGTTACCAACAGCACATCGGCCAACATACTGATAGCCAAGTCGATTTCTTCGTCCGTCAGTACGTCTTTGATAGGGCAACCGGTATCTAAAAAATACGCTGCCTTCATCACCTTGTCTGCTAAGGTTGCTTGTGTCATTTGTTATCCCCTTGATTGGCGCTCTTGCTTCGCAGTCTTAGGTTGCCCTTGGTTGACTTGCCGCCTTTGCGCAGCGGCTTGATGTGGTCGATGTCTTTGCCTGAACGGTCGATGCCTGCTTTGTCGTATGCACGACGAGCACGCTGGCGCTCATGCTGATCTGAGCCGGGGCCTGATTTGCCCGTCTTCAAATCTTGTTGATAC